TTTTGTGCAATTCAATCTCCGCCTCTGCGTGTTTCTTTGCCGCATTAATTAAGTTTTCTCTCAACTCCATTTTCCTTTCCTTATTTTTTGTAGTTGCCTTTGCCCGGTATTACATTACGTACACCACCAACAGGGTCCGGACAATCCCCATCTCTACGGAATATTAAATGTACGTGTGGATACATGCATGTTTGTCCTGCACTAGTACCTATATTTAGACCAATGTTGAACCCTGTAATGTTATTACTGGCTTCTACATTTTGTTGTCCCATAGCAAGTGCAAACTTAAAACATTTTAGTAAATTTTCTTCTGTAGATTCCTTAGGTACAACAAGAGTATGCCCGTCTGTAACAGGAAACCCATCTTCATAAACAACAAAGTCTCTTGTGTTTAAAGAAACAGTAGACCATGGTGCTCTATTTTCTTGTTGTGCTAGTTCTAAGTTATCTACTTTCATTGTCCTACATTCTCCCACGGATAAACTAGCCAAACATCTTCTTCTGCTTTATTAACTTCGTGTACACTGTAGTCTACTGTGCCCTTAAACTCACTAGAAAGATTATCAGTAATAACCGCAAATCGAACATTACGATGCCATACACTATCCCATCCACTTGTTTCTTGCGGTAGACAACTACTCATCCAATCTTGTTTGATCCAATTTAATGTTGCACCTGTGTCATTGATGTCGTCTACAATAAGAATGTTTTTACGTTTGTTTAAGTCCCAACGACTTTTAAGAATTTTACGTTCTTCTTCATCTACATAACCAAATGCATCTTCACTCATCCAACAGTTAGATTCGCATTCGCTATCATCGTCACGCAAACTAACTTTAAGTGCTTCGCAACGTATACCTAACATATGTGATAATATAGTAGCGGGAATATTGCCGCCACGTGTAATGCCTACGATGTAATCAGGCTTCCAATTGTCATTGTACATTTGCAATGCAATACTTAAACATGCACGTTCAATATCTGCCCAATCATAATACTGTTTTTTAACCACGCTGTGACCTCTCATAATTTTGTAGTAATTCTTCAGTTTTTATCTTGCTTCCAAGAACTCTTTTTCTTCCATCTGAACATGTACGATGTATTAGTCCACTGTTATATTCAATATCAATAACACTTCCGTTTTCTGTATCTTCAGGAAAATTATCGTAATGCATAGAATCTATTCTATGTGCATGAATTGCTTTTACAGTGTTAGCCCATTCCTCTGCAGCTAGTTGTAAACGTCTCCTTTCTACTAAATCATCATACTGGCCCATATTACTCCTTATATAAATATTTTTTATGGTTTACCCATCTGTAACCTTGTGTTGCTACAAAAGGAAGAAAGCCCCAATCTTGTGCTTTCTTGCCCATGTAGAATAAACTCCAACAAGGTATTTCATTTCCGTTCTCATCTTTTTCAAGTTCAAGCCAATGTAGATCATCTGCTTTTCTAAAACGAAAGTGTCCAGGTCCTCTCCAAACTCGAGTTGCACCTACTACAAAACCTTCTTGAGATCGAATAGGAATATGCTCCCAATAACCACCTTTAATAATAAATGTTGCATAGTTCCATGGATGATCGTGTAAAACTTTTTCATCGCTTTTTAAAACTTTATGTAATGTTATATTAAAAGGAAAGTTTTTTCTGTCCTTAAGAAACAAATAAAATCTAATCAAGTAAGGTTCATTACTGTCTCTATCTGTAATTACTCGACGTCTACCGAGTTTGTCCATAATCTTAGAAAGGAAGGTCATCTACTTCTCCTGACTTTTTCTTGCCTTCGTAATCCTGCTTACACATATCGTAAACACTTTTGAAGTTACGCCATACCTTTTCTAATGCAGGATATTGCATGCACATTCTTTCAACTTCACTAGGTGAAATACTATTACTATCCCAACTAGTTGTAATGTTATCTAAATTAAATGAATATGTGCTTGAGTCTGTATCATACGTATATGTTGTATCAGCTGTTGTGTTAATTGTTATAGTTGAATCAGCTGAAGAAGTAAATAAACTGTTTGCATCTAATGTAAAACTAAATGTGTTATCAGTGTATTGATCATTACTAGCCATGTTTAATCCTATTATAAATTGCTTCACCTGAGAAAAACTCTTTATTAAGTTTTCTTCTTTGTTTTTCTAAACTTACAAGATAATCGTTGTAGTTTTCCATGTAATGACGAATCTTATCAACTAGCAAACCTCTGTACTTTCTATAAGCAAAGTAATCTTCAGTCCATTCACTTGGATACTTAAACTCACCTAGTGCCATTTCACTGTAGCTCAGTCTATCAGGCACCATAGGAATAGCATCTACAAGAGCACCTTCATACCAACTAATGCCAAGTGTTTCTTGTAAGTTAGCACTGAACACCATTTTTGCTTCACCTAGCAAATTATGATAATCATTTTTAGTAAGTGTCTGTTCTTGACATACAACAAATTCGTATTCTGGAAGTTGGGTTTTTAGATCATGGAAAATTTCTACTTGCTTCTCGGGAGCAATACGATGCGGGAAAAGTATAAGATTTTGCTTCTCCATACCTTTATAACTATCTAAACTGTTCTTTAGATACTCCATAGGCCAACCAACACGGTGTGTTTTGCTGTCATTAATATCTAAACTTTCAGCAAAAAGATCTATATGAAAATCACTTGCATAAAAGTTATCATCAAAGCATTCGTACATTGATTGCTCTGCATGACGTACCCAAGGTTTATCACCAATTAACCTACCCAAGAAATCGTGAGGATCATAAGAACCAGCATGCCATAAGCCACCGACTCTAATGTCCACGCCCAAGAGCTCAGCCATGTATTTAAGTTGGATAACAGTTGGATTCCACGCATCCGTATATAAGAAATAATCTCCATTTTTAATTTTACCTTTGCAAAACATTTCACCAATCTGCTCGAGTTGTTTACTCTTATACACATTAGTACCGCCAAAGTTTAGAAATGCCCCAGGCGTTGTAGCCTGAGGCGTTTCTCCACCACTGATAACTTCGACACTTACATTTGTAGCACGACGAAGCTGATTAGGAAGATGTTCCTTCCACTGTTTAGTATAACGTGTGTCTACAGCTTCAATGTCTACAATGTATACAGTCATTAGTTTCTCCTTTGGTTAACACTCTTACCAAGTTTGCGGCTTTTTGCTTTTAAATGATTCACGTGCCGTTGATAAGCTCTCCATGCATATGACTTTTCGTCATATAAATTTTTTTCATCAAAGACAAATGCAACATTTTTTGCATCACCAGTAAATCTACAGAAATCTTTAAAGTTTTCCAAATCTCTAAAGATTTTGTCATAAGCGGGCTTATTGAATTGAATAGCCATAGTGTGTTTTCCTTTTGTCTCACTAGCTCTTAGGGTAAAAAATGGAACAGCCGTTTTCGTTGTCTTCAGCGACACTAATCTCTACAAACCGGCCGGGATACTTTGTAGAAATCTCTTGGTACAAGTCATCTGCGATCATCTCACAGCTCTTGTGATTTAACTCTAGTACGCCTTCGACGTCATAGAGTCGTTGCATCCAGCGTTTAAACTGAATGAATTCAATGTCGCGGTCGTTATGAAATACTTCAATACGAACACGAAAATGAAAAATATGACGATGTGGAACACCGAGGAAACTTACATCATCCCAATCGCCAGTTGCTAATTTAGGGTCAGTGTCAGCACCTGGGTACATATGTACACCTTCTTTTGAAAAGGTTACCCAAATACTACGTTCTGCATTTTTTATTCTGTCATTCATACTTTCTTCTCTTAATCTACGACCCATGTAGTCGTGATAGGATTCTCGTTGCATTGTTTATATAATACTTTCATTCAATAACTTTGTCAAGTCCATATTTGCTCCAATCTGTAAATTTTTCTCTATCTAACAGATCGTGTAAACTATGACACCAAACACCTGGGTTAGTTGCCTTAAAATCTACATCATCAATCTTAATCATTGTGTTGTAGTTCCAAAGTTTCGTGTAAGGCAATGGAACACGAATTTGCGGAATAAAGTTATCTTTTTCACATAGTCCGCCGTCGTGGAACGTACCTTGTGCTGCACTAAGAGGAATATCAAGTGTGCAAAGAATGTCTTTATTTAAGAAGTATTCGATCATGTCTTCCCATTTACGATAGTAATCGTATAAACTTTCGTCATTACACGGATCTTCAGGGTTAAAACTGTGATTAGCACCAAAGAAGATATGTTCGCACTGTTCTTTTTCGTACCAAAATTCAATTTCATCTACAGGTTGTACATCTGTAACAAACAGTGTACGCATACCGTAGGCAGGAGTTTTTTCAACTTCAGTACCTACAAAGTATTTTACATTTTCCTGTACGCCGGTTTCGTAATCTCTTTTCATCCTTGTTGTGCCTTATGCTGTGCAACACCTGCCGCTTTAGAAAGTTCTGAAAAACGATCAGCAACCTGTCGCATTTCACTTTCCATAGTTTTATCACGCTCGCCCATTTGTCGAGCCATGTTGTGTAGCAATACAACCATATCGCCGTCTGTTAATGGGGTTCTTCCTTCTGGTAATGGCATTATCCTAGGTCCTTCAATTCTGTTTCAAGCCTGTGTATTTCATCTTTGAGCCAAAGTTTTTTAGTTTTTTTACGGTTAATCTCTCCATCATTTGCAAACTTATTGTACAACTCTTTTATTTCGTCGTCAAGTAATCTGTGACGTTTATACAACTCTTGCAAATAATTTGCAATTTTATTGTGCTTCTCCGTGAAGTTGCTCATCTTCAAGTACCTCTAATTTTGATTCGTCTAGCTCTTCATCTTCAGTTGAAACAGTAGGTTCAACTTCAAATAAACTATCAAAGTATGTACTAGAGTTGACAGTCTTCTTACCAACAGCACCTCTAGTACCTATAATAGACATCCAAAAACGGCTAAATTCTTCTATTACCGCTTCTGCTTCATCTCTGTTGTCAGTTGCAAATATTGCTTCCACAACATCTCTAAAAAATACCCTGTCAAAGCGTTCTTCAACAAGCATTGCCGGTATAATTCCATTGTCGTACTGTCTATTTGCTTCTTGTACAGCATTAATATGACTCCAAACATTATGGCCCATTTGAATAGCATATGAAAAACTATCCCAGGAGGTCTTTCCTTCTTTACCTATTTTGTTTAAATCACCAGGTGCATATGTACATACATCTGATACCTTAAGTCCAGTAGTTAACGGACTATCTTCGAAGTTAGCAAAAATACCATCTTGTAATACAGCATCTCTAAATAATCTGCTGTCAGTTGCATACTTTTTATTATCAACAGACGGAACCATTCTATAAACCCATTTGCTTCTATCTTGGGTTTCATTTTGAATATAAATCTGTCCGTTTGCTGTAGCAAGAAACGGTGAAGCACAATCAAATGTAATTTGGAAGTTTGGATTGTGATACTTACGAACAGCTCGTTGAACGTCTGTTAGTAATGTAGCCCATTCTAGTTTCGAAGTACCTAAGAAGTGCATTACGTCATGCACACCCTTTTCCAATAGTCCGTCAAACCTCAATGCAACTAGACGTTTAAGAACCAAATGAATGTCGCACATGTTCTGTCCACCCATTGACCAACCGTTAAAATGGTCAGTATATTTTTTAGGATCACAGTAGTCTTTCATTTGCTGATACCAATCCTCTGCATCAGCATGATTTTCACCTTGTAAAACATTTAAGAACTTACAAGCACCTGTTCTATGCTTCATCCAATAGTCGTTATTAATACGTGTAGCATTTACAGCATCTTGATAAGTGCTAATACCTGTTGCTTTTGCACCTGCAGGTGAACGTGAAACCCAAGCAGGAATATCAAGTATCATACCGTAATCCATATAAGCATCCATCCAACGGAGAACGCCGTCACGTTTCTTTTGTGCTTTTGGACAGTTTGGATCTTTCCAGTCACCTTCCCATACACCTTTACCAATTTGGAAGCCACCCGAGTCGCCCAGTAGCCAAGTATTTTCTCTATCTCTGTTTCGCACCATATCTTCTTTAGGTGCGTGTTTGTTGATGTCTAATTCAGCGTGTCCTGCTGAATACAGTGTCCATTTGTATTGGAATTGACCTTCTTGTTTGTTAAGATAGTTTAAACTCTCTACACCGTTAGCAAAGTTGCTAGGAATACGTGACTTATCTACATATTCATCAAAACGTTGCTTACCTACATAAGTTGCATAGAAACCACTTAGTGCAGGAAGAAAGATCGCATAATCGTTTTGTGTTGCTGTTAAGTCTTTATTCATTCGTTACTTGCTCTGTGCTGGAAGAATGTAATCGTATTTTACCATGCCGCTATCTACTGAAATCATCATAGCACCTTGATCCGAAATGCTCATAGTAATATCACCATCTAGATTAAGAATACTTTGAACTTGTGCTACTGGCCAACTCCAAGTGTGTTGAAGACTACCTTCTACACCGTGCTGGAAAACAAACTCACCTGCGTGTGTGCTTGCATCACCAAAGCTAAACACTAGATTATTATCCTTAGTAGTAACATTAAATGTAGGCTCTTCACTGTGTGCCGCACTCATTAGTTTCATACGTGCAATACTTGCAACACTAGGACTAAATGTTACATTCCATGATGCACCTTTGAACTTAACAGTTTTAAGTTTTTCCTCAATAATTGCTTTGTTCATAAAGCGGTAATCATTTTGGAAATCGCCTGCAGCGTTTTCAAAGTGAATGTGTGTAGGAACAACTTCACCGTTACGTTCTGCTTCAACTACTTCTAGTTTAGCATCTTTTTGGTATTCAGGATTTTTTAAATGCAATGCAAGTTTATCCAAATTAGGCATACCAAACGTGCCTTTAAATTCTGCTACAGGTGCATTTGTTTCACCTGATAAGATAACAGATCTATCATCTGCCATGCTTTCAACTGATGTACCTTCATCACTATTAATTTTAACTAGATTCAAAAAACCTAGTGCATGTGTATGAGCTACAATGTCTTGTAAAATATCTTTCATAAGGGTTCTCCATTTGTAATGTTTATTATATTATCGTTGCCTTGCTTTGTCAAGAAGTTTTCTACCGTGTATTTAGGTTTCCAACCAAGGGCCTTAATTTTTTCTGTGTTTGCGCAAGTAAACTCACGCTCTCCAGGGGTATTTAGACGAATGGGTAGTCCAGGTGCTAGGTCTTGAATCCTAACTGGAACACCAGTTCCTATATCTATTATACCTTTGACGTATTCTGCTTTGATTAATATTTCAATAGCATCGAGTACATCGTTTAAATGAACAAAATCTCTATAGTGTTTTGTTACATATTCTAAAGTTCCGTCTCTTAGTTTTTTAAAAAACATATTTTCTCTTGTACATGTATCCGAATAAACTGTATGAAAACGCATACCTAATGTGTTAGGATAACGTTCTGCTAATTCTTCTAAACAATACTTAGAAGCAGCATAAGGGTTTAGGTCAGGCTCATATGCACTAGAGCTACTTGCGTAAAGAATGCGTGTATCTTCAAACTTTTCAAAAAGACGTCTGCTTGCTTCTATATTATTCATCCAATAGCCTGCTGGATCTTTTAAACTTTCACGTACACCACTTTTACCTGCAAGATGTATTACAAGATCGACACGTTCCGGCCATTTATCAAAGTATAAAAGATCTTGATCGGCACCATCAGCAATGTCTATTGTATAAACTATATGCTTTTTACGTTGTAACCGTTTCAGCAACATTGAACCAATGAAGCCTTTATGTCCAGTTAAAAGAATTTTCATTTGTTTTCTCTTTCTACAACACTTTTTCTTAGTCCACTTGAACTAAATCTATGATCTCGTTTGTTAAAATATAGTTCTATGTCTCGTTGACGACAAATATCTTTACCAGTAAAATCTTTATCTCTATATTCTTCTCCAAGTATGCGAACGTGTATCTTATAAAGTTGTAGAATGTCTTCTAAATCTTGTTCTGTTCCGTATGGAATAATTTCATCAACATAACCTACAGCCTTTAGTTGTGTATAACGTTCAACAATAGTTTGAATCGGAGGGTTCTTATTAGGTCTATCGACACTAGGATCCATTTGTAAACCTACCATTAAGTAATCACATTGATCTTTTGCTTCCCTAAGCATTTGGACATGCCCAGAATGTAGTAGATCAAATGTACTACATGTAAATCCTACCTTCATGTTACCTCCTCTTACAGCCATTTTCCTGTAATCATGTTTTTAAACTCTCATATCTTATACATACCGCCTGAGTACCTATTGGAAAATACTCATCCTTAGCACCTTTCTCAAGTGCTAATTTTTCTCTAGCAATAAAACACTCATTGACAGTGTCAAAACGACCATACTCTTTTGCAATAGGGTGTCCGTGTGCTGTTAATGCAATGTAAACTAAAACCCATTCCATTAGTCTACCTCATAGTTTTCTGCTAAAGCTCTTAGCATTTCTATAAGCTCTCGTATAGTTGCTAGATCTTGATCTCTTTCTGTATCAATTTCTATTTCCATTTTTACTTTCATATTACTCTCCAAAGTCAAACAAACTGTTAAATGTATTGTGTTGCTTTGTATCTTCTAGCGGATAGTCTAACACACCAATTAAGTTTCCAAGTTTGTTATCGATAATTGTTTCTGCCATTGCTGAATCATCAAATGGCAGTTCTTTAAACCATTCAGGAATACGCAGCTCATCTGTTGGATAAGCGACACTTGTATAACCTAAAGGATTCTGTTTTAATTTGCATACAATAACTTTCATACCATCTACAATTTCTTGCGAATACTTGTCACCGTTCATACGTTTTAGTGTATTCCAGTTGATGCTTGCTCGTACGTGGCCTGGCATATTTGCCTTGCCTTGTTTTTGCTCTAGTCTCTGATAGTGTCCAATCTTGTTTGCACGTTTAGGCGAACCTTTCTCCCAACCTGGACGATTTTCAAACTCTTTTCTAAATACAGTTATACGTTCAAGTACTTCTTCTTGTGGAACATCTGTAAGCACCATAAGAAGAATTTCACTTAGAAACTCTTGCATAAACACAGGAGTATCTGAACGCCTCAAGTCTAAGCCCATTGCTTTTACTTTGCCTGGTTTTCCATCTGTGTCTGTTCTAAAGCCTTCGTTATCATAAACTAGTGCCGCATAACGCTTCTTAGTAATATACAGTCCGCTTTGTGCTACAATTTCTCTACCAGCGGCAATAACTTCTGCACGACTTTTTGGACAATGAAATGCTTCACCCATAAAGTCTGAAAATGTAGTATTAGCCGCTTCGCAAACTTGATCATACAGTGTTACCACAGTATCTTTATCAAAAGGAATTTTTCCTTCGTCAATATCATCTTTTAATACAGGATATGCACTAAAGTAAACCGAGTCTGTATCACCGTATATAATTGCTTTGCCTACATGATCGTATTCACCTGTAATTACTTTGTTTACTTCTGCACTCATATGTTTAACAATAGTACGACCAGTAAGTGTAGTTGATTGTCCTATCCTTTTGTCAAAAAATCTGCAACCAGGATTAAGAATGGCCCCGTAAAGAGAGTTAAGATTAATTTTCTTAACAAGTTGCCGTTTGTCCCAAAAT